GCTTGCGTTGTATTAAATGTTTGTTGTAACTGATTAAGAGTTACTCCTGCATTTTGCAATACCTCAGGTCTGGTTGGTGCTTTTGCTAAAATTCTTCCTGCAATATCTTGCATTGCAGTAAATCTTGGAGAAATGTTTTTTGCAAAATTAATCTCTGATGGAGTTCCGTATGCAGAAAGTGCTTTTTGGGCTGCTGCTTCTTGTGCTTTAGCAGATGCCAATGCTGACGCCTGTTGTGCTGCTTTTGCTTTCGCTGCTGCTACTTCTTCTTTTGTTGCCATTATGCACCAAATCCTAACGCTCTAGCGAACTGAGTAGCCGCTGTGGTTGCATCTTGAATTGAACCTTTTGTTTTATCTCTATTGGGATGTGCCATTGCCGCATTCATTGCTTCGCCAACAGATGCTGGTGGTAGTTTTCCAATAACCCCATCTGGTCTAATTAACTTATCAATAAATGGGTCTTTCAAGTCAAGAGAATCTACGCTTACTTCCCAAGCATCAGCAATCACTTTTAATACTGGATTAACTAAATCTCTAACAGTTGCATTAGGTGTTGTCTTAAGACGGTCAGCATATTGTGGATATTCAACCGCAGCCTTGGTTGCTAATTGGGTCTTATAATCACTTGCAGAAATCTTGCCACTAGCAATTTGTTTGGCAGCATTTTGAATCTCTACCTCAGAAACTGTACTTAAGTTAAATGCTTTGGCAATGCTACGAGCCTCAGTAAGGGCATCTAGTGCCTTGGCTCCTAGCGCCTTCTCATCAGCAAAGTTTACCTTTGACCAGATAAAGTCTCTAGTGAATGTCTTTGGGTCAAAAAAAGATGGATACTTTGTTGTGATAATATTCTTAACAGTCTCAGAAACATCAGCAGTCTTACCAGTCTTGATGGTTTCTTTAGCCTCACGGACTACTGTATCTAACTGCTCATTAGCCTTTTGATTATAAGCAGATACAAATGCTGCAACATCTTCTTTACTGAACTTGCCAGTAAATTGAATATCGGTAGCAATGCTTTCAAGTAATTGCTTTGCTCCTATTGGAGTAAGTTTAATGGCTTCAGAAGAGATTGTTTTACCAGAGTCGCCGCCGCCTAAACCAACCGCAGCAAGTGCTGCAGCAACGGCTGCTGCTAAGGCTTTCTCATCCATTATTTACCTTCTCTCAAAGTAGCATCTTTCATATTGTCTTCTTCAAAATTACGGTTAATTAACTCTTGTAATTTTGGGTGCCAAGTCTTCATACGCTCATCAATAAATGCTATATAGTTTTTCTTTACCCTAGATTTCTGAACGCTTCTATCTGGCATACCCTTGTATACTTCAACTACAGTGTTTCTGATAGTCATAAACTCTTTGACATCATTCCATAGTTTTGTATTGCCATATTTATTCATCCACTCATCATTATTTATGACAGTGTTTAATGCATAAGCATAACGGAAAGATTTGTCTCCACGTTGTGGGTCATTGTATTCTTTCCACCAAGACTCACTTTGCTTTCTAATTAAATCTCCAGCAACAATGCGTCGTGCTTCTAGTAAGTCTGGACGTGAACGAAGTGTCTTACCAGGAATTTTTGCTGCTTCGGCCTCTAGTGTATCAGTTAACTGATTATATAAAGCCCAGCCACGATTGATTTGCCTGCGTTCTTCTTCTTGCTTGGGAGTTAACTTAATGTCATTTAATATACTTCCATTTGGAAGTTTAGTTTTAGGGTCATTAAGTATTTTAAAGATAGAAAGATTAAACTCTTCCTTGCTAGAGTCAACATCAAGGGCTAGTAATCCAACTAATTCTGGGTTTTGTCTTGCTAGAGTTTCAGCAAGTCCTGTTGAGTCTTCAAATACACGCTTATAAGATTCATAATTAGGTTGAATATAAGCGTTCGCTGAAGAACCCTTAAAACTTACTCTATCAAGTGGGAAGTTTGGACCTAACTTAGCGGTCAACTCAGCACCTGCAAGTTCTCTTGCAAGTTTCTCGTTATTAGCAATTACTCTGTACTTATTAACAAGCAAATTATATGCCTCTTCGTACAAAGCCATCGGGTTAGTGTCAACTTTTGCTGGAACACCAAAGATGTTTCCAAATGCCCAGTTAGCCTTAACCGCAAAATTCTTTCTAGTATCACGATACACTACTTCGTCACCAGGATATTTCATAATACCTAGGTCATCTAAAGTCATATAGTAATTATGAACATCTTTCCAAGAGTTTAAGAAATCTGCATTTCCATCTGGACCATTAAAGTAGAACCAAGCGTCTTTTGCCCATCTTGGAATTAATGAAGATTTCCAGTCGGTTTGTGGACCATATGGAAATAAAACATCGTAGTTAGAACCTAACCAACTCTTCATTAAATCTTCTGTTGATGGTTTGCGTTTGTAAATTTCAGCAACAGCAACACTAGAAAATATAGATGGAGATGGATAGTTAAGTAAGAATCCTATTGAGCGAGCATTTAATCTAACACCTTTGCCGCCAAAAAATCCCATTTCTTTTGTTCCTGGTACAACTAAATGAGTTGCCTTCATTGGGTCATCTGTAGGATTTCCATATTGGTCTACACCAAATGACCTAAACGCTGACTGGTAATTATATAAGAATTGACCAACACGTTCTGGATTCTTTAGGGCAAAACGTCCATAACGATAGAAAGCATTTAAAGATGCAGTAGGGAAAGCAGTTGCTAATCTAGCAGCATATAATGCTCTGTTCTGCCTACGAATTGTATAGAATGTTTTCTCATTCATTTCTAATGCTTCTCGCCTAGCAGCAGAACGTAAAACTTCTAATTTATCAAAATTAAAAGTGCCATCTTTATTTATAAAAGTAAAACCTTGCTGAGTTAATTCGTTTCCTTTTCTAGCAAGACTGTCTGCAAAAAATCTATCGCCAGACGCCCAACGTATTGGATTCTCTGGACGAGTCAGTAAACTGAAAATACGAGAAGCACCTTTATTAATAGCACTCTCAATCTTGTCTAAGGTTCTATATCCAAACTCAGATGCTACGTGAATATTAAAATCTAATGGATGAATTGGACTTAATCTATTTAAGTCTTTGCTTAAAATTTGAGCCAACTCAGCAGAGTTAACTTCCTTTGAAAGTACCAATGCTCGTGCCTCAGCATTTGGTAAATATCTATTTACAAAGCCTACTCTATCTCTTACTGTTTCTACAATAACTGAAGGAGTTACATCTCCAAATTGTTGGAAATAGACTTGACCTTCTTTGCTTAAGCCCCATTCAATTAATTCTTTTTCCACTTGACCAGCAAGAATTTTATTTACTAACTTATCACCACGAAGTGAACGATTAGCAAAATATGCTAATTCATCAAAATAAATTGGGTCATTTACAAAGGTTACGGTAGATGGTCCTCTGCGAAGCGTAAGGTTTGAACGAACCCCAATTCCAATTTGACCTAAGTAATTTGCTGCTACGGTGCGAGAGTTTCCAAACTCTTCGCTGAATGCAGTACCAAATTTATTTTCTGCAAATAGAGACTCTGCTGGAATCCACTTGCCTTCAACTTCTATATATTGTTGTGGTTTTCCATAATAACGTTTCTTATAAGCAGCATCTTTTAGGTATACATCAGCCTGTGCTTTTCTTGTATCGCCTAGTCCAGTAAGAATATCATCAATAACTTTATATTGATTTGCTATTTCTTTATTGGCAGCAAGAATTTCTTTAGCCTCTGGGGCTAGAGTATGTATGGAACCTTTAGCCTTTGTGATTGCTGCTTTAGCGTTAGCAAGGTCTGCTGCATATCTAACAGTTGGACTTGTTTGTGCAATAGCATCTTCTTTGACAAGAAATTTTTTATCAAATACAAAACTTGGATGAACGTCAGTTGGCATATATTCAACTGGGCCTTTAGGTCCACCAGTTGTAAAAGGAAGAGTTTTATCATTTTTAACCTGTAAAACAGGAAGACCCTTTTCAACTCTATTTTTCATTTCTCGTGCAGAACCACGAGTAATTCTTACTGGAAGATAAGGAACATTTTCAGCAAGAGCGGCTTGAAGTCTATGGTTCCCCTCACCAAGATAAGCAAGGCCAGTCTCGTTGTCATATATAACTACAAGTGGATTCTCAAGTTTTCCAGTGCGGAAGATTTCTCTATAAGATGTTGCTAACTCTGCATCAACTGGATTTCCAGGCATTTTTGCAAGATATTTTGAATCAACAAATCCAACAACACTGCGCGTTTCTGGAAGTCCACCTTTACCGCCATCTGTATACTCTTTAATATTTGGAAACAATTTTGTCTTTTTTGTGCTTGTTCCAGATAAAGATTCTAAGAAGTTAACTCTACGCTCAAGTGAAGCAATAGTTGGTACGGCTGATTGCTCGCCAAACGGACGAACTGCATCACGTAGTTCAAACTCAATATCATCAACCAGTTTAGAAGCAGCCTTTAGGTCTTTCATAATTAAGGCTTTATTGTCTCTTATTGTTTTAGGAGACAACTTAACTGCATATTTTTCTGGCTCTAAATATAGGGCAGCCTCAGCAGTTAATCTATCTAAAGAGTCTATTGCCTCATCTAACTGCTTTGACATATCAGTTACTGCTTTATCAACAGCAGCAAATTGTTTTTTATTGAGAACTCTATTTGCTTTACCAAGTGCTCTATTTTTATTATTTTCATTAAAGTTTTTAGACATATTTGGAATGTTATCTGTAATGAATTTATTTCCGTGTGCTAAGGTAGCACTTAGGATTGGTTCAAATAATGATTGTTTTGGAATATATAATGGACGTGCAAGAACATCTATAGTCCAGTATTTATTGAATGTTTCATAAACAAATTTAAGTGCATCATTTGCTTGATAAACTTTAGTTTCAAACTTCCGCTTTTTAATAGCAGAGTTTAATTCACGCTCAACCAAACCCCAAGGCGCCATACGGCGAGACTCAATTAATTGACGCTGAGTTTGGGCATCGGTAATGACACGTTGCCCTTGAGCATCCATTGCGTAACCTTTTTGAGCAATAGAGTTTGTGGCACCAAATACCTGGTTTTTAATTTCTTGAGTAAATGTTCTAATCGTTCTAGTGTCAAAAAATCCTTTTGAGTAAGCAAGGATTAATCCTATTTGGTCTTCTAGTTCATCAAGAACATTGTTGCGCTCTATATTTGTTTGAGCATTGGCAAATTTAGATTTTACCTGTGTCCTAAATTCACCAGCAGTAATCTTTGTTTTTGGTGTAATATTGATTAAATTAGCACCATTAGTAAATAAATCAATATCATCAAAGAATGCATCAAGTTCTCTTATACCGTCAAGTGGACGAGAGCCAGAATATGTTACAAAGCCAAGTGGTTTTTCTGTGCCAACAAATCTTACAATTTTAGTAATAGGTCCATTTAAAGAACCGCCAAGGATTCTTTCTTCTATTCCACCAAGTCTAGTAAAATCTCTAGTGATAGCAGAAGCCTTTAAGTTCTGTAACTTATCACGAGTTTTAATAAGTGCGCTTTTACCAAGAACTGGCTCCATAGGTACATAATCTCTTGCAAATTTATATGGGGTTCCTGTGCCTGGGTCAAGCAATGAGTCTTTAATAAATTTATACTCAGGCACACGATTAATAGCGTCATCAAATGCAGCATTTAAGCGAGTCCAAGATTCATCTGAAAATTCTAGTGGCTTGCCATCTTCAACTCTTTTAGCCCTCATCATAGAGTTCATATCTGCAATTTCATAAAGGTCAGCAGGAGCATTCTTGGATAATCTATCTAATGCTGGTAGATAACCTTTATCGGCAAGGATTAAATCTTTAACTGTGTTTGGGTCAGTCGCCCTTTGTATTGGACCAAATAAGTTTTCGTTGTTTGTGTACTTTGTAAGTATTGTAGATACTTCATCAATATTAGAAGTACTAGCCAATTTATTAACATCACTGCCAATAGAAGTCTGTCTGCCAGAAGCAGTATCGCTTTGAGTAAATAAAATACCATCATCAATGTCTTTTTCGACTTGAGAAAGATTTCTGCCTCGTGTAGCAAGTCCTGCTTTACGAGCACCTAAATTGCCAGTTTTAGCAGCAAGCCCAAATACTTTAGCAATAGCAACGTTACTTGCGAGAAAATCAACTGGACCAGTAAACCATCTTCCAACCGTATTGTCAACAAATGCTCTCTGAATATCATCATCATTCCATAAATCAACTTCATCTAAATCAATTCCACCTTTATCAAAAACAACATTTGCTATTGGCTTGATTGGTGTTAAATCTGATTTTGTAAGAGCCTGACCAAGGCTTACCTCTGCAGAACGATTATAAGCCTCGGTAATATCTGCTAATTGAAAGCCTTTTTCAAATTCATCTTTTGAGTATAAAGGGGAATCAAAATCTGTTAGTAAAGCGCCAGTAGAAATTGGACGAGTAATATATGGAGAAATAACTTCATCGTGAAGTTTAACTCCAGCCTTTAATACTAAGTCATTACTAACTGATTGATTCTTTACTGAATACTTTAAGTTTTCTTTAATAATATTTTGTGCTTCTTGTTCTAATCCAAGAGCAGCCAGTTGTTTGCTTGTTCCAATCTCAACTCCAGCAGAAGTGGCTACATTTGAAATATACTGAGATGGTGAACCAAAATTACCAGTAAATGTACCTGCCAAATATTCAGCAGTGTTACCAATAAAACCACCGACGGGTTTGGCGATATTGTCTAGGAAACTATTCCATAATGACATTATATCTCCTTAAATTCTTTTACGACTAGGTGCACTGCCTTGTGGTTGTTCTTGTGTAATTGCTTCAATAAAAGCGTCCCTATCATCTACTGAGTCCCAAGGGACTACTGATAATTTCATAATAATTCCTAGGTTTTGATAGCCTAAAGAATTTGCAAACTTATCAATATTGTCATATAAACTGCCAGGAGCAAAAGCACTCATTGCATCTCTTTTATAACAAAACTTAAAAATTGTTTGTATGAATCTGGCGCATCTGGGGCTTGAGCAGCAGCCACTAAAGATGGCATATACTTATTAATAATTTCTTTGTTTTCAATTAATCTTTCGTCGCTACGAAGTGAGGCTGGTAATACGCCTTCTCCTGCTCCACGACCAAAGTTTACGCCAGTAGATTGTGGCTCTAATGGACGTTGGGTATCATCCAGTAAAGTTTTAATACTACTCATATCAAATGCTGGTATTCCTTCTGCTTTAGCCAATTTTGCTCCACCTTGTTGTGCCATAGTTTCTACTCCAGTAGAACCTAAACTTTTCATATCTGGAATGTACATATTTGGTTGACCATCTTTGCTACCAGCACCGCCTGTTGCTGATACGCCAGTATTATTTTGAGGTGCAGTTGGTCTATTACCGCCACTGTTTTCGTTGCCAGCCACTACGCCTCCTACTTAATTTTTTTAGGTTGTTCTTTTGATATATATGGTCCTGCTGTAAATGCAGTAAGTTTAGATGCAATCTCCATTGCTTCGTGTGCATCTGCTCCAGCATATAAAGCACCTAGCGCATATGGTGCGCCTGAGCCTGCAGCATATACTCCATCTGCAGATTTACTTATTGATAACTCTTGGTCAACATCAAAGATTTCTCCACCAACAGCCATAATAAATTGAAAGCGAGTTTCTTTTGTATCTTCATCAAAGTTATAACCATTATCTGTCATACATTTACGCAGAGATGGCATAGCCTTTACAATCATAAAACGATATAAATTTTCTCTATCTTGCTTACTGGGAGTTGGTGGCTCCCAAATATGTTGTGCTATATCGCAGGGTAATGTTTCGCCTGAACCAGCAATTAAAAACATTCCATTTTCAGAAATCTTTTTAACCTCTGGATGTGAATAAATTTTTCCATCAGCATCAGTTGTTTGGCTATCGGCAACTATGAAGCAGCGGTCTTTATGTTCTAAACCAATTATTGTTGTCATTGTCCCCCGCTTAGTTAGCCTCTAGTTACGACTCTTGCTCCTGCCTTACCAGATGATGTAAGACTTGAGAGAATTGTTTGAATGTCTGGTGCTGCTTCCTCTTGAGGAAGAGCGCCTCCTGCTGGTGAGGCTGCGGGAGCAGGGGACGATTGCTCAACCATTTGTGCCTGACCAACAGGAGGAACCTGTGGTTGTGCAGGAGCAGCCTCTGGGGCGAATACCTCAGCGATTGCTTCCTCTATTGTTGTCCCTTTTTGCCGCAATTTAATTACATTTGCAATCTTCTTTACAATGTCACTTGGGTCTTGACCTTGTGCTGCCATACCAGGAATTGCTTGGCTATATGCCTGAATTGAAGATAATAGCGATTGACGCATATTTTCAATTTCAATCTTCTCTTGTTCTTGTCCAACGTTAACTGAGAATGGCATCTCACGCATAGCCATATCTTTAGAGATAAGTCCGCCACCTAATGCTTGTAGCATAAAGATTAATCCCTGGGCAGGATTTAAACCTGCAAGCATTCCATATCGAACATCGGCTGAGTAGTCGCCCTTGATGTCTTTTGATGGTTCGTAGGTAATCTCGTATGGAGAACCAGAATCTACGCCACGTATAGTTTTGGAGCCAGGGAATACTTTTTCGTCCACCTCAAAACAGATACTGATTACTTCACGAAGCGCTGAAGCAAAGATTGCTTGAGCAGATTTAATTTGAGTATCAAATGCACCCATCAAAGCCTGTACGCCTTGGCCAGTTACAATTGAAGCGTCAATGTTTCCTGTGCGAGACTCAGGGTAACGTGAACCTACACGAAGTTCTTGATTTAATAATGTTTGTTCTGTGAACGCACCTTGTGGCAGAGTAAGTTCTACACGGCGTACACCTGCTGGGTTGGCTGTTCGTATAATCGAATCGCCACCTAGTTGTAATTCGTTTACATCGTTAGGAAGTACAATAGGAGACTGTACAGATTTCTCTGCTGCTTCCATTGCAAGCATAGCAAAACGATTGCGTAGTAATTGAATACCAAGCACATCATCAAATTGTCCACGAATATCATCGTCAACGTTTGGTCGCTTGGCAACTACAATCATCAACTTGCCAATTGGATTGTTAGCCTTAGATAAAACTAAGTTATCACGGCGCGGTACATAAACTACTGACTGGTCTTTATCGTAGTAGCGTATGATTTCAATTAATCCATTTAGGTCTTGGTCATATCCCATAGGCCCAAGTAGTTGACGTTCATACTCTGGGAACTGAGCAGTTAACTCACCCAATGTCAAAGAGTATAATTTGGCAAATGCAACACAACGTCCATAGCGGTCAAATTCAGGATATGCCATCCTAGAGTTTTCTATACGTATGCGAGGCATCTGGTTTTGTTCGTCGAGTTCAATTACGAACGCAGAGAAACCGTAAGTTATATATCTATCCGCTCCTGAGTACATTTGTACCGCAAGGTCAGAGTGATTAAAATAGTTAGAAGCAATGCGAGTGCGCTTATCAGCAAAAGCACGGGCACGGTCAGAAACAGAATTCGCCGCAGAACAGTTGACTGCTGGCAGAGGCGCCATAACCTCAGAAAGGTCCCTGGCAACAATATCAATAAAATTTGCAACGACATTTGAATCTACGCCCTCTGGAAAAAAGTCAGGATATACGTCGGCGATTTTGCCTTGACGTACAGCAAGTACATCTCCAGCACGAGCATCACGCTCTGCAGCACGAAACTTGAGTGACTCAACTCGTGCAGCGATTTGTCTAATGTCTAAAGCCATTTGTTTCCTAACTGTATGTTTCGGCCCATTGTTCTGCGAAGGCTTCATTTAAATCAATTGAATGTCTTTGTTGCATTTGCGCCTTAGTCGCCCAACGGTTGTTGGCAAACTTAGATGCACTTGAGGTTTGTTGCATTAACTCTCTTACTCTAATGACGGCAAACCATAAAGCCATTACAGTATCTGTTGGGTTCCTAGTATCAGGTTTCCAAGTAATCAATTGTTGAACTAGTGTCTTAAGACCTTCAGAACCTTCATTGGAAGGAAGTTCGATTAAGTTGTTATCTTGGAAACGAGAATCTCTTACTGTCCCAAACAGTGAAGCCATAGAGGCCACACCAAATCCTGTATCCCATTTATTCTTACCAGTAAAGTGCGAGTTAAGTTGGCAACCGTATTGGGCTAACCAGTTTCTTAAATCATCATCCAAAGCGTAAGCCTTCTGGTGGGCGTTGATTTCAATTCTTATTTCTTGGGGTTTATATTTGATTACCCACTCTTCAATTAAATCTCTAATACGCTGAGGAGTAGAGTCTGTCATATTGACACAATCTAAAATATAAATTTTTCCATCAGAGCGATTGTAGGTAATTACTGCCGCCCCTGTGGCTCCTGCCATTGCTGGGTCGAGGCCAATAACTGTATATGAAGATTCAAGATGTTTTGGATGCCCTGGTACTCCAGGCTTGAGAGGTCCTCGTTTTCGCATTCCATTGACGGAACCTGCAACGCAGGTCGGCGAGAAAATTGAATTTTCGATAACATCTTCTTGTTGGTAAACCATTGCCCAAACAGACGGGGTAACCTCAGAGCGTCTTGTAAATAACGCTGGTCCATCCCACTTTGCGTATAATCCGTCTTCATCTGGTTCATCTGTTTCGCCCTCTGGTCTATCAGTCTTTGCCCAAAGGGTTTTCCAGTTTTCAGGTTTCTCATCAAACTCTAAAACCGCAGGACAGGCAAAATAGGTAAATGGAGTTTTACCACCAGTCCATTGTGAACCATCCCGCAGCATCTTATATAAATCTATTGGGGCAACACGGGTTCCTACTATAAGCAGTTTGCCGTGTCGACCCAAACGAGTGATGACTTCTTTTTGAAGCCATTCAATTTGCTTCTCCCATTCGTGGGCATTTGAGTTCATCACAACGTCATCTAGGATAATCAAGTCTGCACGAGCACCGTAAATCTGAGAGCCAATACCTAAGGCTTGCACCGTAGGGTCTTTCTCACCAGAGTCTCGCCCTGTACCTAGATAAATCATATCTGCCGACCATTGTGTAGCGTCGGACTTATATCCACCGTTAGGACCAAATGCGGTATGCAACTTGGTGTAGTTTGGGTGGGTTAATCTATCCTTGATTTGTCCCAAAAATTTACGAGCCATACTCTGAGTCTTAGAAACTATGATAACCCGTGAGTTAGGGTTGGTCACAATTTTCCAAGTTACGTAGTTAGAGGTTATGGTTGTCGACTTGGCGTGCTCAGGGGGTACGTTGATTAAGATACGTTTGTCTGAGGCTTTGTCATAAATCATAGATGGGTGAATCCAAGAAGGGTCCTGGCCATCTATTAGATTAATCCAGTTTTTCTGGTGAGGAAATATCTGGGTCTCTAAGAACTGGGTACAAAAATCCTCATAGGTTATATCCTTGAGTTCCTTCAGGTCAGCCTTAACCCCTTTACCTGCCAGGCGGGCCTTGTCAGCCATCTCTTTAAACTCAGGGTCTTGCATTGACCATTGGCGGAAGGTAACATCGTTACGTCCTACGGCTGCCATAGCGGTGGTAATAGTAGAGCCTTGCTCAAGTAGGGCTAGAACTTTCTTCTGAGCCTCGCCCTTTGGGATATTTTGTATCCCTGGTTTTCTGCCCATTTAGTTGCCCTCTGTGTCCCTTATAAATCGGTATAATAACGGTCCCTAAAAACGGTAGACCTCTCCTATATATTATAATATAATTATATATATTAAGGAGTTGCCGTAGAGCAAACGGAGGCAACTCCGTTAAAGATAATATATTTATCTTTACATATATAGATAACCTGTTTTTTTCTTAAAACCGAACATATTATTATAAATATTTTATATAATGTCCGAATTATCCATATATTAGGGCGAATATAACAGAAAAATTTGATGGTAGTATATATATATAAACTGACGCAAATTAAATAACCCTAGGGTCAAATGACGAACCTGACGGTTCTAGAAAAGTCTCAACCTTTAGTAGAGGTTTAGAGTTATCTTTTTACGTCTTAAGACTTAATAATTTTTTTTCCAAGGACTTAAAAATAAATTTCTTGGATTGATTGAAGGCTGGACTATCCCCCCTCCAGAATTTGCGGGGGTCATTAATTAATTTCGCAACACTTTCGTTTCTTAATTCATTTTCCAATTGTCGACAAATCTACATTCATTCTCAGGTTTCTTTCAGGTAGAATTCATCTTCCGTTCATCTGCACAATTACACAATTACACAATTATCTGGTACCGTTCAGTTATTAGGCGGAAAGTTTCCGCTTAAGACGGGAGAAGAAAAAATGAAAACCGCAACAAAAACCGCAACAAAAAAAGCAACATCTGCTGGAGATATTTTCCAAGCCCCGAAAACTGAAAATCTTTCAGTAATCGTTAAAGCCCTTGAGGAGGCTCACGCCATAATCCAGAAAGAAACCGACGCCCCACGTTCAGTTATTTCAATTGGCCGTTCTTCAAAAGTCCACGGACATTTCACACCTTGGACACCTTGGAAAGCAGAGGGCGAAAATTTCCACGAAATCTTTATTTCTGCCTCATCTTTCGATAGAGGGGCAGAAGCAATTTTGGGAACGCTTTTACACGAAACCGCTCATTCTCTGGATTTGAAAGCGGGAAGAAATGGCGTCAGCCAAGAGGGCTACCACAACAAAACTTTCAAAAATACCGCTGAAAGTCTTGGCCTAGAAATTGAGCAAGCCAAAAGAATTGGCTGGTCAACGACAAAAGTCCCTGCTAGTTGTATCACCAGATGGCAAAAAGCCTACGATTTGATTTCTGAGGCTTTAAAATTGGTAGCCGTTAATGACAGCGAAAAGCCAAAAGGCAGAAACAAAAACAACAAGGTGGCAGTTTGTGAATGCGGAGAGAAAATCCGCTTAAGTCTTAAGACGTACAATCTGACCCGCCCAGTTTGCCAGAATTGCGAAAGCGAATTCAAACTAGAAGACGAAGGAGGAGAAGGGGACGAATAGTCCCCCTGCATAGTTGACAACAGCCCGCCAAGGTGGAAAAATCTGGGAGTGCAAATCCCCAGACGGGCACAAGTAAGGAAAGAAATTCTTTCCTACTTAAGACAGGAGAAAAGAAATGGCAACAAAATATAAACACAGTGTCGAGATAATTCACGAAGGGCACAGCGGAGTGATGGAGTTTACTTTCACAGCCGACGAGAACACTGACCCTTCTAAAATCTTTGACCAATTTATCACTGAGTTAAGTATCATTGTGCACGACGTTGAAGAGTTAGAGTTTGAAGATTGCGACGGGTGCAGTGATGAATTTGATGTGGACGATTTAAAAGAGGACGAAAACGCAGGGCTTAAGTTTTGCAAACTTTGCAGAAAGGAAAATAATTAACGACTTAAGACATAAAGCCCCCCACCTTTAACCAGAGGGCGCAGGTTCACGACCTAGCGGGGCACGGGTTAGGGAGAAATTCTCCCCGACTTAAGACAGAAAGACAGGAGAAAAAATGCTAGTAAAAATAGCAACAACGAACGACACGAACGGAAACCCAAGACGGGGCTGGTTAAGACTAACCGCAGGCGGTCAGGTTATAGGCTGGACTGAAGAGGGCTACCTTGGACGTGGTGCAATTGAAGGCTACGACGACGGAGAAAGTCCTACCATTTACGTCAAGCCATCAGAGTATAAACGTTTCAAAAAGTGGGGCGAAACAATTCAAGAAAACTTTACAAAGGAGGAACTAAATGTCTAACGTCTTAAGACAGAAAAGCAAGTGTCAAGAATGCAACAAAAAGAAAAATCTTTTTGATGTGGTAAAGAATGGGCAAGAAATAAAAGCCTGCTCTGATTGCATAACAGAACAATTGTTAACAGGCTGGAGCAGATAAAATGAACAGAGGGCACAGGTATTATCAGACTAGAAAAGTGGTGCGTCTTGTATTCTGGGGCGCACTACTAATAGGAATTTACTACGTCGCTACTCATTTAAATTGGGTAGGAGATGGCTACTGCTGGGGAACTATGGATAAATGCTACTTAGGAGATGATAAATGAATGACGTCTTAAGACATAAAGATGAAGAGAGCAAATTAGTTGTGTGCGGAGATTGTTTGTACCCAATTAGTATTTGTGGAGGTTGTCAGTCTTAAGACGTGAGATTGAAAACACAAACAAATGAACTTGACACAGTGCACGGTTGTGCTACGGTTCTACTAACAGCAAGGACAGGAGAACAATGGAAACAAACGCAACGCTAACAGTAAGCAAAACGTTTACAGTTAACGAATTATGGGAAGCGGTGTGGGGTTGTGATGGTGCTGGTATGTATTACTGGTGCAGAAAAATACGCAAACCAAACTACCAAGGCATTGATTTATGGAAAAGAGAAGATGGAAAGATAGTACCAAATCCACAAGCGGTCAGAGTTTATGACAGCATAGGAGAAAAATCCTACGTGGTCGAGGTTGAAGACCTACGCCGTGGTTATGAACTGGCAATCAAGGCAGGGCAAACTCATTGCGGTGGTTATCAATTAGACACAGAAGATTATGATGGTTGTTTCGGAGATATGATTGTGCAATATGCAATCTTCGGCGAACTAACTTACGGTTAATTACTACTTAAGACAGGAGAAAAATATGGGAGCAAGAACAAACTTTCACTTCAAGCAAGGGGATAATTACTTAACTCTTTATTCCCACTGGGGTGGAGATAGTAAAATGCAAGACTTAGCCTATGCAATTTCTATGGCTGAACCAAGATGGGAAGACGTTGGATACGCTACTAGAATTATGGTTAGCGTATTAATCGGCGATAGTTGGACAAGTGAAACTGACTATGGACTACACGCTGACGCAATTGGTGGTGAAGAAAGTTATGAACACACCATCATTGACTTAGATAATCAAATTGTAATAGTTGATGGGGAACCTAAACCCTACAAAGACTTTATCTCTTATCACTCAAATACATTTCACGTTGGTGAGATGGTTAACTAACGTCTTAAGACAGGAGAAATATAATGAAATATCGAATAACGCTTGAAGTAGAAAGTGATTGGACATTAAAGCAATTGATAAAAGAACATCACGGTGCTCTTATATTTGGTGCTAATCACTCTTGGAAAGTATTAGAAGGATACAAAATAGAGCAGGAGAAAATAAATGATAGACAATAAGCAAAAAGAAATAGTAATCACTGGCGTGAGTACAGAGAATATGTCTTGGAAAAGATATATATACTTTAACTACGACGGCAATGAATACTCTTTAACTTTATTCTGGGACGAATTCAATGGGTATGAAATCTTCTGGCGAGAGCCAAGCAAGACACCCGATTGGGTTGTAAACTGGAATGAAAATGAACACGAGGGTATGTCCTTCGAGTGGTACCTAGACGAACTAACCTACAATATCAAATAACTACTTAAGACACAAAGGAGAAAACAAAATGGGAGCAAGTCCTAAATGGAAAGTGTACGACGCAAGTAATAACTATGTAGCAAGTGTAAGAGATACTGACGGAGCAAGTCTTCTAATGGATTTATACGGCGATGGTTCTACTATCCGCTTAGACCATAGAAGAATTGTATGGACAGAAGGCACTGATGGTCGTGCTGCTGAAAGTTATGACCAGACTGCAATCAAAATCAAAGAACGATTGATGTCTTAAGACAGGAGAATAAATGCTTTACTATGGAGAACTATCAACACCACAGCCACCAACAAAATGTTGCAACGCAAGAGCAATATGGGACGAGTGTGAAAAGCACTGGTCAGATGTCGGAAGCGGGTGCTATGCTACTTGTTGTGAGCAGTGTGGCACACAGTTAGAAACAGATTGTATGGACGGGAGTAAGTAATGGAAGAACTAGAAGGCTTAGATATATTTCAAAACCTAATAGTACTAGCAGAACGATTAGTCGAACTGACAGGAGATAACAAATGACTAAAGATATATGCCAATTTTGTGGTTGGGAAATAGCAAATCCTGACTGGTATCACCGATACAACGGTAAACCATTATGCGATGATTGCAATATGGATATGATGTTGGAAAGGCAAAGGGAACTGGAGGATAGCAAGTGAGTGAACCACGCTATTTATTCGGAGATGACTACGCCTACAATGGGGGCTATGAGGAACTGGTTAACTGTAAAGAGTGTAAGGTTGAGTATGACCGCACTGAATATCAGTCAGATACCTGTTCTGATTGCGAGGATAAAATGATTGCGAGGTTAAAGAAGTGAGACAGTTTTCTATAATTTATAATGTTAAAGGCACGAGAATTGTAGATGTATTCCTGCCCGATAATGTTAAACTACCAGAGAACTGGGACAGTCTTAAGACAGAAGAGCAAGATGAATTTTTATATGCTCATCAATCTCATTCCGTCCTACGCACAGAAGACTTGAACTATGGTAATGTCTTCGAGATATGGGAAAACGATAATAAACTGAAGATGGTTAAATGAACTTAGATGCAGGGTTGCTACCACCTGAATGGGTAAAGGAAGCCTTGTGTGCTGAGGTAGACCCAGTAATATTTTTCCCTGAAAAAGGGGATAGAACTGTAGACGCAAAGAATACATGCAAGGCTTGCAATGTCAAGACTCAATGCCTTGAATATTCATTAACTAATAATGAAAGGTTCGGTATATGGGGCGGATTAACAGAACACGACAGAAGAAAACTCAGAAGAAACCTTATAAAAAAAGCAAGTTAATAGGAAAACGGGTAGTGGCTATGGCCTTGTTAGTCATTACCCTAATCTTTTATCCCATACAAAGACTAGGAATACCGCATAAATCCCCCACTCCTGAACCTACAAAGGCTACAATGGAGCAGAAAAAAGCCAATAAAACGTTGGCTAAAAAGATTGCTTGGACTGGATACGGTTGGAAAGATAAGGAGTGGACTTGCCTTGATAGAATATTCTATAAAGAAGCAAAGTATGACCATCTTGCAAAGAACCAATCTGGTTCAAGTGCATACGGAATTGGACAAAGACTTAAAGAAACAAGTAAAGACCCAATGGTTCAGTTATTGCATACATATAAATATATCCAACACAGATACAAAACCCCTTGCTCTGCTTGGCGGTTCCACGTTAAACACAACTACTATTAATGTTTGACTTAAGAGGTGAACCAACATTCATATGTGTATGTGGTTCAAAGATGTGGAACTTAAAGGTTATTTGGGATATTGAAACTAGACAGGTAGGAATGTATTTGTTAGACCAAGTATGTGATGAATGCGGGGCAGTAGCCACCGCTCCGACAGAGATAGATGGGTGTGAGTAATGCCAACTTATGAGTATAGATGTAATAAATGTCAAGCACTTTACATCTTAAGCAGAAGTGTAGATGAACGAAGTCATAAAGTTGAATGTGTCTGTGGTGAGATAGCAGAAAGAGTTTTTAGTTCTGTCTCTATTCAATTCAAGGGCACTGGATTTTATAAGACGGATAACAAATGAAAGATTTACTAAGTACTACCTTTAGTATCAGCAGGTTGTTCTTCAGTATTGCTGCCATTTTCATTATGCTTTTCTAAATCAACATCATTGTATGGTTTAAATCCACCAAGTCTACGAATTAATCTATTGAGTGCACGACGTTGCCTCATACGGGCAGTATCTTCTGAACCAAGTTCAAGGACATCAGCAATTAATCTATATTCTAATGTTTCTGCGTGTCTTAAGAATAAAATCTTTCTATCTTCTTTTGATAGTTTCCAATATGCATAGTCAATTTCTATCATCATAGCCATAAGATTACCGCCTTCGGCAGGAGCAGATGTTCCTCTTACTCCACCTAAATCTAATTTGTGACCAATATTTATTTCACCTCTTAAGACAGAGGGCAACAGTGCCTCTACCAAACCTGCCTCATAGTAGTATAAATCACTGGTTTCGTAGCCACTTGTGTTGGCTTTCCACTCTTGACAATAGTCTAAAGCGTGGTTACGTAGAGAGCGATAGATTAAATTCTTTACATCTTTCTCACCAATCTTTTCCCACTCTTCTACTTTATTCGGGTGTTCAAAGAACCATTGGTATAAAGATTGTTTAATATCTTTCAGTTCAACCATTGGAAATTTTTTATAATACTCGGAAGCAACTGCGTCAACAACATACTCCCAAGGTTTTATCTTACTCCACTCCATTTACTTCCCTCTTGTGTAACCTAGTTGCCGTCATTAAATCATCTACTGTAATTAAAAATCCTTTAGATATATTAGGTGGAATGTTGCAAGTAATTTCTCTACCAAACTTTTCAACTGCATATCTAAGTGCGTCGGTAGGAACAATGAGTGTGCTATCTTCTAAAACAAAAGCCCAATACGAAGCCTCAGTTACACCCAATCCTGACGGTGCCCAATCCTCTATCTTCTTAAAGAAACATTCAGTTTCAATATAAAGGTTATTAGTCTTAGCCCATTTCCTATCACGCTTTACTTCAACTGTTCGTTCGCCAGTAAGCAACTCATCTACAAGTTGTTCACCCTTACGTCCAAAGCCAAAGTCTAAATCAAACGAAGACTTGCTAGTCATTATCCCACTTATCTCTGAGCACTAGTAGTCCGATGATGGCATAGTTAGCCATATCCTTGAACGAGTCCTCAAGGGATTCGTATTGTGGTTTCCCGCCTTGGTCAACAAGGTTATTAATCCTTGCAAGTTTATCGTGCATACGCACTCGCAATCCATTGACAGGTCCACCAGGGGATTCGCTGATGTTTTTCGGACCGTAATCAATGTGTTTGCTGAGGAGTAAATCTTTGAGTTCATTAAATATATCCTCTACATCTCTTTTAAATTCTGGTTTAAGAGCAGGGGAATCTTTAACGTTAACACCAGATAATTTTGTTGAATCTCTTTCGAGTATATGTGGAAGCCTTGATTTTCCAAGTGGGTTATAATCTGCCATATTTCTTCACTCTCCGCTTTCATTGGTAGGGTTTTCCTCTTCTAATAATGTCTTAAGACTATCATCAAAATCCTTTAATGCTGACTTAACCACCATATCTTCTATGAGTTCTTCTATTGGTTCAAAGCCATTCTCAGAAGCAAAGAGGGTTACATAGGTTGACTGAGTAATTAACTTAACTTGCTCAGGACTATCTGCATTGTTATAAATAAATTTAAGCATTGAACCAAGCATTAACCTGTATCCACTAGGTAAAACTAGATAAGGGTCAAACTCTTCATCATCTTCTAGCAAGTGGTCGACCAACTCAAAAGAACTATCAAACTCTTGCCCACATTCATTGCAAGTATTGTAGGGTGGTTGGTCTTCAAGGTTCATTTACTATTTATCTTATTGTGAAAATAGTTCGCACCTTCTTGTACAAACATTGAGTTAACATCGTGCCCATCAGGTAGTTGAACAATGGTTACTGGTAATTCACGAGCAAGGCTACGAGCAAACTCAGTGCCAGGTTGGTCTCCATCTGCGAAAACGAATACTCTTTCAAAGTCAGCAAGCAATCTTGTGTAATGTTTCTTCCAACTATTAGCACCAGGTACACCAATGCAAGGTATGCCAACACAACCTGACATAGTTATTGTATCTAGTTCACCTTCACATACCCCAATAAAGTTATTTGCTTTTTCAATATCAAGTACGTTATACATTTTGGTTTCAGCACCAGTTAGCCCCATATACTTAGGCTCAACAGCAGGGTTAAGAGAACGAAATCGCAAATCAACAACACCAGTCTTGGTGACATACGGTATAGCAAGTCTGCCAATGTATGTTTCGTGTCCAACCTCAGGCTCCTCTACTACGCCTAATTGCGCCAGCCGTGCTATCTCTATTGGAATGCCCCTGTTTTTTAGGTAGACTTCCGCCTGATAAATGTTTTCCCTGTACTTTTCCGTTGCTTTCCCCAACAACTCTTTCTGCAATACGCTTTGCTTCACGTAGATTTACCCCTTCTTGTTTGCTAATGATTTGTAAACTGTTACCCTGCATTCCGCAGGCAAAACAGATGAATATATTATTGTTGAGATTAGCACTTCCCGACTGGTGAGTATCGGAGTGGAATGGACACTTGAGATTAACTTGTCCGCGAGTTTGTCGTATGTGTGCTCCGTAGTGTGTAAGTACTTCTCTGATACTTGGTAAGTCATTGTCATTTTTTCTCACCATATCCTGCCTCTCTAAGCAGATTCACTGCATCTTCAAGTCTTAAGACTACAACCCAGTCTTTAATTTTTTGTTCTCCCTGTCCATTGAGTCTTAAACAAACTAAACCAAGCACACCATTCTTTGCACGTTCCTTTAATTGTGCAATGGCACTAGATGGATTAAATCCAGTACGTGCTTTTATCTCCCAGTCAACACCAATACAGCCAGTTATATCTGTACCACTGCGCCCAGCACCAGTAGATTCTGCATATGGAAATCCATTAGCCACTAAGTATTCAGCAACTACTTTCTGACTTCTATATCCCCTATGTTTACGGGATTGAGATGGCACTAATATGCACTCTTATCTTTCTTAAGAATGCGAACAGCCCAATCTAAACCAGTATTAAGTCCATCTCCCCATTCATCTTTTGCATTAATCTTTGCTTGTTCAATCTTGCCAATGAAGTGTTGTATCTCTGCATTTAATTCAAGTAATACGAGTTGACGTATCTCTTGAGTCATATCGTTTTCTTCTTGTATCATCATTCTCCTTATATATTTTCTGGTATATCGTCCATAAACATATACTCAGGATTGAACGCTAACCACGTTAGCAAGTTAGCGTTTGCATCAGCCCTTCCGTATCTGTTCTTCACGGGAGCAACAGCCATTGATGTTCCCACTACACCAAGTGTACAGATAAGGGCAGGTAATTGTGCTACTTTGCCCTGTAATGCAGAGCGTGGCTGACAAGGGTCTCCTTGTACTGCCTCACTCGTATGATGAAGAATAATAATTGCTGCATTGGTAGCACGAGCAAGGTACTTTAATTCCTTCATAATTGCTCTCATTGAGGCAAACTCTTCGCCACCATCAGTAGCAATATCCATTAAGTTATCTACAAAAATTGCAGTCGGAGGACAGCCCCATAGTTCTTCAAAGGCTTGAACTTCTTCATCAATATCCTGCAATGTAGGACTAGATTCAAATGACCATACTACGTGTGAACCTTTGGCAAGAGTTGCTTTGGTCCAACCATAATCAGTATTCATTAACTGTTCTACATCAGTTTGATTCTTGCCTGAAATCATTGAGGCTAATCGCATAGCCATAGTATGAGCATTGGTATCTGCTGATATATAAAGACTAGGCACCTTCATCTTTAATGCTAAGGCCAAGGCAAGCGTTGACTTACCAACGCCAGGAGTACCAGCAAGCATAGATACTTCTGCTCTACGCAAAATAATTTTATTACTTTCAAATGCTCTGAATACAGAGGGCAGAGGTTCTCCACCAATATCTGACCTACCTACAGAGCGAACAAGTGTACGCATTTACTTCTCCCATCTAATGATGGTAAGAGAATTTCTAACTGTCTTCCCCACCAATTAAAAATTCTCTTACCAAATTTATTCAAGTTCTGGTTGTATTAACCGTTCATTACTTGACATTGGTCCGCCCCTTGAGGCTGTGGACACACCCACATCTTGTACGGTTTTCCGTTTTTCTTGCTGATACCACTCAAGAATTTCCGATTTCCGTGTATGCAAGTAGGCGACGCTTCCGATGTCTGGACGATTGATGAGGTAACTGCGGGCATAGTGCCTTGAGTTAAACCAGTGGTCCCCAAAGGGGCAGCAGTGTAAGCACCTGCAATTAACTTTCCAGTTGCTGCAATCTGTGTTGAGTAATCACTCACACCTTCAAGCAACACTGACAGTTCATCAGATGTATTAGCACGTATGTTAATCAAATCTCCATTAGGAGACTTGTAAGAAACTTGCAGTTTCCAGTCTTCATTAGCCATTATTTGCCTTTCGTAAATTGGCAGTGTTCTGTGAGTCCACAGTAACTGCACGATTGTAAGTTTGGTAGAAAGATACCAGCCTTCCTAGCCTTGTCGAATCCATCAACAAAGTATTCCAACATATCTTTTGTATATCTACTAAGGTCAATCATCTCTCCTGTCCCTGACTCACGAGACATCCAGTAGTTACCTAGATTGACTTCAACACCAAGCATCTCTTCTACACCAACTTTATAAAAGCCAAGTTGTAAATCAGATGTTGGTTTACGTGTGGATGTTTTCAAGTCGACAATCACAAGTTGTCCGTTAACTTCAAATATCCTGTCAATAAACATCTTCACTGGCACGTCAGCGATTATGGGATTTAACTCCAACTCGATAGCACGAACACCCTGTGGGGTAGTCCATATCTTCCAGTCTTTATTGTTCTTGCGCCAAGAGATGTAGTTGTCTACCCACTTGGAACCCTGTTGGTACCACCAAGTTGCATCCTCTTTGTTAGGATTTTCTTTAGTGGAACGACCCGCAGTGCGGGCTGTACTTAAATCAATATCCTTGGTTTCTGCTTCCCAAGCCTTAGTCCATAACTCATTCATTTTCTAAGTCATACAATTCTGTGGCTAAGTGAAATGCTCTACCACCAGCAGACCAGACACTTGGTTCCTCAGGTACTTGAAGTAATCTTCCTAAGTAATACTGATAACCACAAGTCAAAAAAGTTGTAAATGCTGAGTAAGATACGTGAGCAGGTAATTCATATCCATCAAGTTTAATCATCAAGACCTAGTTTATCGTAGAGATAATCTACTTCTTCTTTTAACTCTTTAATGTTTTCATTAAGAAGATAAATAGCATCAGATAATTCTTCAATAACTTCATTAATTCTTTTATTAAACATTTTAACTCCTGTCTGGTAGTGTTTAGATAGTCCTCCCATGGAGGACAGGAGAGTACTCGACACGAGAGAACTATCTAAATTTAGTTATATATTATAATATATATATTATAATATGGCGCCTTGGCGCCTATATATTATTAATATATAGGTTATAATATATTCAATTATACACAGATAGGACATCTAATGCAAAGCGACACACCCAATTTCCCTAACTGGTTTGTAGGTCAACAGTATAACTTTGAGAACCATTTAACCGAGTTTGAGGGTAAACCAAACCTTAAGTTCCTACAGATTGGCGCCTATACAGGCGACGCTTCAGTATGGTTACTTGATAATATATTAACTGACCCAACATCTACCCTGACAGATATAGATACCTGGAAAGGTTCAGATGAAACTGAACATAAAAACATTTCATTTGATAATGTCCATACCTACTACCTAGAACGAACCAAGAAGTATAAGAACCTATTATCAATTCAATCTAAGTCTGAGTATGTACTACCTAATCTTAATCATACTTATGATTTCATATATGTAGATGGAGACCATACT